AATGGAGCTGGGGCGGGACATTATTTCCAACAGCCACATCAATAACCAAGACATCACTTTAATCAATGGAGCGGTCATCTACGTTCGCGGTGCCGACCGTCCAGATACCCTGCGCGGTGTGTCCTTGACCTATGCTGTGCTGGATGAGGTGGCCGACATTAAGCCGGAAACGTGGGAGCAGGTTGTACGCGCATCTTTATCCGACAAGAAGGGTCGTGCCATGTTTATCGGTACGCCCAAAGGGCGCAATTGGTTCTATGACTTGTACAATTTGGGCGACGTTGACAAAGACGATAAGAACTACGACCCCGATTGGAAGAGCTGGCACTTCACCACCAAAGACAACCCGCTGATTGACCCAGAAGAAATTGAGTCGGCCAAAAAGACGTTATCCAGCTTTGCCTTTAAACAGGAATACATGGCGTCGTTCTCCAACGCTGGCTCGGATATATTTAAGGAAGATTGGATCAAGTACGGCGAAGAGCCGTCGCAAGGTAGTTACTTCATAGCGGTTGATTTGGCCGGTTTTGAAGAAGTGGCCAAGCAAGCGGCCAATTCCAAGAAGCGGTTAGACGAGACAGCCATTGCGGTAGTCAAAGTGACTGACGAGGGCAAATGGTGGATCAAGAAGATAGAACATGGCCGGTGGGATATCCGTGAGACGGCGGCCAAGATACTGATGGCCATGCGCGACTACCGTCCGCTGTCGATTGGAATTGAGCGGGGGGCATTAAAAAATGCTGTTTTGCCGTATTTAAGTGACTTAATGCGAAAAAATAATGTATATTCGCACATAGTTGACCTAACGCACGGCAACCGGAAAAAGGCTGACCGGATTATCTGGAGCCTCCAAGGGCGTTTTGAGCATGGCAGGATTGTGCTTAATTCAGACGAGGATTTCGACGTATTTCTCGACCAACTGTTGATGTTTCCGGCGCAGGGGGTACACGACGATCTACCTGATGCCTTGTCCTATATAGACCAATTGGCCGTGACATCCTACATGCAAGAGGATGATTCTGACGATTGGGAACCGGTGGATATTATTTCGGGTGTCTGATGGAACAAAATGATTTTGACCAACCCACAGAGAATGACAAAGAACTAGTCAGTTTCGTGGTGGAGCATTGCGATCGTTGGAGAACGTATCGAGATATTAACTTCCTCCCGCAATGGGAAGAATATGAGCGCATCTTCCGTGGCCAATGGGCATCGGAAGACAAGACAAGAGAGTCAGAGCGCTCACGCATTGTAACCCCCGCTACCCAACAAGCCGTTGAAACACGCCACGCTGAGATTATCGAAGCGATTTTTGGTTCGGGCGAATTCTTTGACATCAAAGACGATATTCAAGATGTTAATGGCGACCCAATGGATGTCGAGTTCTTAAAGCTCCAGATGATGGAAGACTTTAAGCGCGACAAGTTGAGGAAACACGTAGATCAAGTGGTTTTGTTGGCTGAGATTTACGGCACCGGTATCGCCGAGATCACAACGTCAATGGAAAAGGAATTGGTTCCTGCGACGATGCCAATGCCAGGCCAAGAGCAAGCAGCGATTGGTACGGTTGAGAAGATGCGCGTATCGGTTAAGCCGATGCCGATCAACCCTAAGAATTTCCTATGGGATCCAAACGGCACGACCGTTGAGGATTGCATGGGCGTGGCCATCGAGAAGTACGTATCGATTCACAAGGTGGTGCGCGGTATCGAGCGCGGAATTTATCGCAAGGTAAACATCACCCCGACCTACGAAGATACGGACTTAGAGCCGACGCAGGAAGTTAGCCAGTACCAAGATGAGAAGGTACTGCTCTTGACCTACTACGGTCTGGTGCCAAGAGAGTATTTGAAAAAGGTTGAAGACGACGACATCGTCGAGCTGTTCCCTGATGATTCGGCGGCTGAAGACTATCAAGATATGGTTGAGGCGATCATTGTTATCGCTAACGACGGCATGCTACTGAAGGCTGAAGAGAGTCCGTACATGATGAAGGATAGGCCAGTATTGACCTATCAAGCTGATACGGTGCCTAATAGATTGCCTGGCCGTGGGACGATCGAAAAAGCGTACAACATGCAGAAATCCATTGATGCGCAAGTGCGCACTCACTTGGATTCTTTAGCATTAACAGCCTCACCAATGATGGCGGTGGACGCCACCCGCTTACCAAGGGGTGCGAAGCTGACAATCATGCCAGGCAAGGCAATCTATACCAACGGCAACCCGAATGAGATTCTGTATCCGTTCAAGTTTGGCCAGACAGACGGCTCAAGCATAACGACAGCCGAGAAATTCCAGCAAATGCTCTTACAAGCGACCGGCACGTTAGATTCTAACGGTATGGTATCAGCGGTGGGGCGCGATGCGGCGGGGACGGGTATGTCGATGGCTGTTGCCTCGATCATCAAGAAGTACAAACGCACACTAGTGAACTTCCAAGAAGACTTTTTGATTCCGTTCATCAATAAAGCAGCGTACCGCTTCATGCAGTTCGATCCAGAGCGCTATCCGTCGGTCGATATGATCTTTATACCGACAGCAACGCTTGGCATTATTGCGCGTGAGTACGAGCAAGCGCAGTTTATTAGCTTGTTACAGACCCTTGGCCCTGATACACCTGTTTTGCCTATCATTCTCAAAGGTATTGTCGCCAATAGTTCGTTGTCGAACCGTGCTGAACTGATGGCGCGCTTGGATTCAATGGGTCAAGTTGATCCAGCGGCACAAGAAAAGCAGTTGGTTCAGGAACAGTTGGCTTTGCAAGCAGCGCAAGCACAGATTGCAGTCAATACGACTCAAGCCGAGCAGAATCGTGCTGAAGCAACCAAGATTATGATCGACACCAAGCTGAAACCTTTGGAAGTACAAGCCAAGATTCAGCAAGGATTGACGGCTAACCTGCCCAATCAGGCTGACATGGCCTCCAGAGAGTTTGATAAGCGCGTCAAGGTCGCTGAATTGATGTTGAAAGAAGCCGACATCAAGAATAAGTCCAAGATTGTCGAGCTGCAAATGTCAAAAGCCAAGGATAATGTCGTCGGTGCTGAAAATGACTTCCTTGAAGAACTGCAAAAGGGAATGCAATAATGGATATTGACAAGCTATTCGACGTAGATCAGGTTCCCGACAGCCTTTTTGACTCTGTAAACAATACGGTGTCCGAAGCTCGGGCAATGCAGAAGAAAAAAGCAGCCGAGAACGCACAAGCGGTCATTCAAGCGCTTCAGAAGATGAAGGGCGATTTAGAAGGTAAGTACGACAGCGTTTATTCAATGCTGGAGTCGCGCATTGCCAGCATTCAAGACGGCCGCGATGGTATTGATGGCCGTGATGGGGTTAACGGTCGTGACGGTAAGAATGGAAAAGACGGTCTAGCTGGCCGTGATGGCCGCGATGGCGTGGATGGTATCAATGGTTTGGACGGTGCTGACGGTATATCGATTGCTGATATACGTCTAGACTTCGATAACAGCCTAGTCATCACCCTATCCAATGGTCGTGAGATTAATGCCGGTGAAATACTACCGCCAGACATTACCGATCGCCTAAAAATCATCATCAACCAAGGCGCAAGCGGTGGCGGTGGTGGCGGCAGCTTGCCAGACCAGACAGGCAACAGCGGCAAGTTCTTAACGACCGACGGATCGGCTGCATCATGGGGTACACCATCAGGTTCTGGTGATGTGGTTGGCCCAGCTTCTTCAGTTGATTCTGAGCTTGTACTGTTTAATAGCACTACTGGCAAACTAATTAAACGTGCAACGCTAACCGGTCTTGTTAAAGCAACGTCTGGCGTAGCAAGTGCTGCAACGGCAGGGACTGATTATGTTGCGCCAGGCGGTGCTTTAGGTACACCAAGCAGCGGCACATTAACTAATGCAACCGGTTTGCCTTTATCTACCGGTGTGACAGGTACTTTGCCAGTGGTTAATGGCGGTACAGGTCAAACTAGCTTTACTGATGGCCAACTGTTAATTGGTAACTCAACTGGCAACACGTTAACCAAAGCAACGCTAACGGCTGGCACGAACATAACGATCACAAATGCCGCAGGAGCTATTACAATTGCGGCATCAGGCGGTGGTGGTTCATCCACAATAGTAGAAAACGAACAAGTAATAGCATCAAATTACACTATATCATCGGCCAAAAACGGCCTATCAGTTGGCCCTGTTACTGTAAATACTGGGATAGCGGTAACGGTGGGTACTGGTCAAAAATGGTTAGTTCTTAATTAAGGAATCAACATGAGTAATTTAAAAATTCAAGGAAATGCGAGTGGAACAGGAACCACCACTCTGCAATCTGGAAACACTAACAGTAGTTTTTCTCTTGCGCTTCCGATCGCAGATGGAACGGCCAATCAAGCGCTAGTTACGGATGGTGCAGGAGTTTTATCCTTTGCTTCTACCGGTACTGGCGACGTAGCTGGCCCAGCATCGTCGGTTGATTCCGAGCTAGCGCTCTTTAACAGCACGACCGGTAAGCTAATCAAACGCGCGTCGCTAACTGGTTTGGTTAAGGCTACATCAGGCGTGGCGTCTGCCGCTACGGCTGGTACAGATTTCGTTGCACCGAGTGGTGCATTAGGTACACCAAGTTCCGGCACACTAACAAACTGTACTGCTGACGGTACTGACGCAGTTGGCTTTAGAAATGTACCGGTAAACAGCCAATCCGCAGCTTATACGGCGGTCTTAGCAGATTCGGGCAAAGCAATATTGCATCCATCGACGGATGCTAATGCTAGAACATTTACCATACCTGCCAATGCTTCGGTTGCTTACCCATTAGGTACTGTATTGACGTTTATCAATATGACTAGCCAAGCTGTAACGGTTGCAATTACAAGCGACACGATGTATTTAGCAGGAACAGGCACAACAGGTAGCAGAACATTAGCGCAGTACGGCATGGCAACGGCAATAAAGATGACTTCTACAACGTGGATCATTTCGGGATCGGGGTTGACCTAATGAGCGGAATTCTTGGGTTGCTTTTAGCGAAAGCAATGGGCGGTGGCTCTGTTACCGTCATTCAGCGTTTCCTTGCGTCTGGTACGTGGACTGCTCCGACTGGCGTTACTACAGTTGACTACCTAGTTGTAGCGGGTGGTGGTGGGGCTGGATTTTCTCGCGCAGGAGCAGGTGGCGCGGGTGGTTTTCGTACTGGAACAGGTTTAAGTGTTACGGCTGGCACTGACTATACTATTACCGTTGGAGCAGGTGGAGCATCTGGAACGGCTGGTGGCGTTTCTACCAATGGTGCAAATTCAATATTTAGCACTATTACTTCTGCCGGAGGTGGTAGAGGTGGTGATGCAGGTACTAATGGTGCTGGTTCCGGCGGGTCTGGCGGCGGCGGGAGTGGAACACCAGGCGTCGGTGCTGGTGGTGCTGGAAACACTCCATCCGTATCTCCAAGTCAAGGAAATTCTGGCGGAAGTTCTGCGGATGATGGTGGCGGTGGCGGTGGTGGTGGAGCTTCTGCTTCTGGAGCAAATGCAAGTGGAAATGCAGGTGGAAATGGCGGCAATGGAACGGCTTCAACACTTTCAGGTAGCTCAGTAACATACGCTGGTGGCGGTGGTGGCGGCAGTAATAGTAGTGCTACTGCTGGTACTGGTGGAACAGGTGGCGGTGGTCCCGGTGGCGCGACTAATGATGCTGCTGGCTCTGCTGGAACAGCAAACACAGGTGGCGGTGGCGGTGGTGGAAGAAATAGCACCGTTGGAACTGTAGGCGGGGCTGGCGGCTCTGGCATAGTCATTCTTTCTTATTCCGTAGCATCACAAACAGTCTTTACATTTAAATCATCGACTACATGGGTATGCCCTACAGGTGTGACTAGCGTTGATTATTTAGTCGTGGCTGGTGGCGGTGCTGGCGGTGGCGGTAACAATGGAGGAGGCGGTGGTGCTGGTGGTTTTAGAACTGGTACTGCTTTATCAGTTACTGCAGGAACAGAATATACCGTTACCGTTGGTGCTGGAGCGAGTGGGAATAGTTCATCAGGGACAGCTTCAAGTGGTTCAAACTCTGTATTTTCTACTATTACTTCTGCTGGTGGTGGTGGTGGTTCTGGCGGCAATAGCTCTGCAAACGGCGGTTCTGGTGGTTCTGGTGGAGGTGTTGGATATGCTGGTGGTACAGTTGGGTCAGGAAATACACCTAGCACATCTCCATCACAAGGAAATAACGGTGGCAGTAATGGCTCTCCTGCTGCTGGCGGCGGTGGCGGCGGTGCGGGTGCGGTAGGTGGAAATGCTAGTGGCGGTGGCGGCAATGGTGGCAATGGAACAGCTAGTTCAATTAGCGGTTCTTCAGTAACTTATGCCGGAGGTGGCGGTGGCGGTACGAATTCACCTGGGTCACTTGGTACTGGTGGTACTGGCGGTGGCGGTAATGGTGGAATAGACACAACAGGACCAGCCGCAACTTCAGGAACTGCAAATTTAGGTGGAGGTGGTGGTGGCTGCGTTGGAACTGCTACAACAGCGGGTTCAGGTGGTTCTGGTATCGTAATTATTAAAATCAACCAATAAGGTTTATGGAAACTAAACTCTACAGAATGTACGGTATCGATGTAGCAATGTCATTGCTGCGTCCTAATGCTAAATGGGAAATTTCTAACACTACATTTACACGTTGGGATGATCCTAGACCATGCCCATCGTGGGAAGAAGTGCAATGGGTAATGGATAAGATACGTGAGTTTGAGGATAGTATTCCTACGATCTGGCTTGATGACGATTTAAAGAAGATGAAAGCGGATGCTGAAGAATTTGAGAAGGCTGTAGCGTGAATATAAATAA